TGCTGATGCGCGTCAGGTCATCGATGCTTACTGTGCTGCTAGGTTAAAGTTCTTGCAGGAACTCCCAACCTGGGACACATTCGGTCGAGGTTGGGAGCGCCGTGTCACTGATGTTCGTCGTCAGGCTTTGCTGATGCTGCATCCGTGATTGCTCGGATGTGGTAGCAGTTGCATTTGTTGCACAGATAGATTTCAGCCTGATCCAACACCAAAGCAAGCTCTAGGGATTGCTCTGGTGTTTGGCAGTCTGGCTCAAAAAGGTGGATCGTCATCGTAGTCTGCCTTTGGTTTCGGTGCTTCTTTCGGTTCAGCGAGCATTGCCCATCCATCCCATCCAACCGGGACAGCGTTGAGCTTGAGACTCAAGCCTTTCTGGGTCTGGATGACTGATCCGATCTTCATCCAAGACTTTTTCTCTGAACCGTCTTTAGCGGTGTAGGTTCCAGTAGCCGCGACAACATCATACTTTGCTGGCATTCAGTTTCTCCATTGCTTTGTTGACTTCATCCAAGAACTTCTGCACTCCTTCTTCCAGCTTCTGGATCTCCTCCTTCTTGGGTTGGAACCGCACTACAAACAACTGTAGATGCTCTGGGACTCTAGGATCGAACGACACAAAGTCGCACCATTCCCTGCCTGTGCAAGCCAGTTGAGCAAGCATCTGCTTCTGGTACTTGGTTGGAACTTTGCCAGCCATCAGGTAGTCGATGTGTGTCGTGCTGTTGGGACACTTGATCTCGACCAATCCATCGTTGACGAATCCGTCAGGTGATGCACCAAACCAATCTATAGTTGGATGCTTTACGAATGGTGCTTCCTCAACGAACGAATCACCTTCAAGTGTGGCTTGATACACAACACGCGCTAGAGGTTCTGTGTCTGTTCCCCATTGCATTGCTGCGTTGGTGAATGACTCCTGCTGTTGGCCTGTCAGTCGCTCTGTGACAAGCTGGACGAGGTAGTTGCGTCTTGCCGCAGTGTCTGGGCCAGCCAGAGCATCCGATACCCTGGATGCAGTGACTGACCCGAGACGCGCAGCGAACCATTCTGGGCTGCGCTGTTCCATCATCGATCTCCGGCGATATAGCGATTGAAGTAGTCGAGCGACTGTTCTTCATCGTAAGGCTCGACTGACGTTACGTCCAAGTGTTGCGGAAGTTCTGCAAAAAGCACTAGTTCAAATTCAAGTCCATTTGTTGTTTTGACGACGATCTTCCGTGTCGAGTATTGCCCGGATGGAATTGTTTGCGTGTCAATCGCATCAATCTCAACAGAAATCACTTTGTGGATATGTAAGTTCATCACTTGATTTCCATCAGTTCAGCCTTCCTGCGGTTCTTTGCGTCCTCAATCACTGCCAGAGCATCCTGATCACCCTGGAACTGCTTGAAGGCTTTTGCATAGCAGGACTTGAGGTCATCCATCGTCTGAGTGTTGAGGATGATCTGTGCGATCACTTCAGGGTTTAGATCCTGTTTCTTGCTGGCAGCATTACCGTCATCATCCTCTGGAGCGATGCCAGTGGTTGCCATCAAACTGTAGCGACGGGCATAGGTCAGAGCCGATCCGTATCCCTGAGCATCCTGTTTGCTTGCAGGAACGTGGAGCCGACCTCCGCTGATCTGCTCACCGGACTCATGTATCAACAATGTCTCTACGATGACACCAGACTCGCACTCATGCGTCTGCTGGATCAGAGCGATCCCGTTGTTGTTCAGACCGTCAATGACAGCCTCTACGACTGCGGAGAGGTCAGCGTACTTGCTCTTGAAGTGAGGGTTTCTGGAAGTCTTCAACGCTGGCCCAAACTCGCGCTGTGCTTTGACGAGCGCGGATGCGATCTGCTTCATGGTCTGTCCTTTCTGAGATGGGTGTCCAACCAAACTTGCGCCATGTGATTGTTACGTCTGTGGCGGCGCTACTTCTCCAGACGAAACCGGGATCGTTGATCATGCTGCCAGTGCCAGCCAGAACAACAGCATCAGCAGCGAGAACGAGATAGCCCACAGCAGAGCATCGATCACCTTGCTCTTGAGTTCTTCCGACTCCTGGTGGCGCTGAACTTCGTACTCCCAACGGTCTTGATCGTTTTCCATGTTGTGCTCCTGTTAAGGTGAAGCTAGTGTAAGGCAGTCTGTTGTGCTTGTCAAGCGATTGGCAATGTGTTGTAATGTGGTCAGGAGGTAACACAATGAACGTTCCCAATGCTCTCGACTACGCTGCTGCCATCTTGGGCGGCAAAGGCAAGCTCTGTCTTGCTCTCAAGCTACACAGACAGAACCTCTATAGCTGGAGGAAAGCTGGACGTGTCCCGCTGCCCAGGGCGCTCCAGATCGAGGAGTTGACTGGTGGCAAGGTTCGCAAAGAGTGGCTTGTTCCGGGGTTTTTCAACACTGTCGATCAATATGCGGGGTTCAAGTGACTACCCTGACAGCTAGGTCTAAGTGGCTGCTCGAGGGTGACGGGTACAAGGTCGCAATCGTCGAGCATTACAACGGGTTCACAAAGCGCAAGCACGACTTGTTTGGCTGCATAGACATCCTGGCAATCGGTGCTGGTGAAACCATTGCAGTGCAGACCACCAGCAAGTCCAACATGAGCAGCCGCAGACACAAGATCCAGGACTCTGATGCCTATCCTGAGATGGTTCGCGCAGGGTGGAGAGTCCAGATTCATGGCTGGTACAAGGAAGGCAACCGCTGGCAGTGCAAGGTGGAGGAACTATGAAAGTTTTGGTTGCGTGTGAGTACAGCGGGAAGGTGAGAGATGCTTTCCTAGCTTTGGGTCATGATGCTATGTCGTGCGATCTGCTGCCGACTGATGTGCCAGGCCCACACTATCAGGGTGATGTGCGGGATGTGCTTGGTGATGGATGGGATCTGATGATTGCCCATCCTCCTTGCACTCACTTGGCTGTCAGCGGATCACGATGGTTCAAGGACAAACAACAGGAGCAAGCAGAAGCATTGGATTTTGTTCGACTGTTGATGGATGCGCCGATCAACAAGATTGCGATTGAAAACCCAATCAGTGTCATCAGCAGCAAGATCCGCAAACCAGACCAGATTGTTCAACCGTGGATGTTTGGACACGGAGAGACAAAGGCAACTTGTTTCTGGCTGAAAAACCTCCCTTGTCTCGTTCCAACCAACATTGTTCCAGGCAGGGAGGCTCGCGTTCACAAAATGGCACCTGGTCCTGATCGATGGAAAAAACGGTCAGAGACTTATGCAGGAATCGCTGATGCAATGGCGAGGCAATGGTCATGCTGATACCACTGACAAACGAGGATGCCCGGAGGAGGGCTTTGGAGGCCGTGCAAGCCGCGAAACCGGGCTGGGTCGTATCGATCTCCAAACCTAACCGTTCAACGGCTCAAAACTCGCTCTACTGGGCAGTCTTGCAAGCTGTCAGCGAGCAGGTGATGCCGGATGGTCAAACTTATCATCCTGATACATGGCACATTTACTTCAAGACTTTGTTCCTGCCTGGGAGGATGCGTGAGCTTCCAGGTGGTCAGATGGTCGAACTGGAGCCGACAACGACAGGGATGACGACAGCAGCATTCAGCGAGTATGTTGAGAAGGTGATTGCATGGGCAACGGAACGAGGCTTGACCTGGACGGAATCCTTGTCTGCTATGCGTGTGGAGAGAGACACGATCATGCAGTTGCCAAGTATTTACCAGACGGAAGCGTAGTCGGTCTGCACTCGAAAGAGTGGGCCATGTACTGTCAGGCTCGATTCGTCCTATCTCAACCGTTGAAGGCCAGGAGGGAGATCCTGGACGGTGTTGAACGGTCGAGAGGTAAGGACGGTCGGGAACTGTTGGAGAAAGAAATCATGAGGTGGCATCGTGTTCAGAAGCAAACCACTCCTTAGAGCAGTCGCCAGTCTGCCGTGTCAACTGTGCGGCAAGGAGGACGAGACTCAAGCTGCTCATGCTAACTGGTCAGAGTACGGCAAAGGCATGGCGCTGAAAGCTCATGACTGCTATGTCGCGGCTCTGTGTGTGTCTTGTCACCACAACATTGATCAGGGATCGAAACTCAACTACGGAGAGCGGAAGGAACTATGGGAAGCAGCATGGAGAAAAACGATACTGGTGTTGTTCGAGCAAAACCTAGTAGGCCCAAAGTGAGCCTTCCAGACTCATTGCTTGACCTGATTGTGTTGGTGCAGAGGGAGCCGATGACAGCGCAGGAGCTTGCAAGGCAGACAGGCATCTCAACTGACACTTGCAGAGCAGTGCTGAAGAAGATGCATCAGCGGAAGATGGCACACATTGCGGATTGGGATGTTGTGCTGAATGGCAGGATCAAGCTACCGATGTACCGGTTTGGACAGGGTAAGGATCTTCCCAGGCCACCCCGAGAGCCAAACACACTGGTCAAGCGTCGTTGGAGGGAGAAGGAGAAGGCTAGGCAAGCGTTTGACCCGTTTTTTGCAATGTGTCGATAACAGGAGCGATAGATGAAGAAGCTGATTGCTGGATTGCTGTTGACTGCATCTACATTGGTTCATGCCAACTGCATGACATCGACCTACTTTGTCAACGGCAGAGTGGTGATGTGTACCACCTGTTGCTACGGGGGGATTTGCAACACAACCTGCTTCTGATGTAAGATTGCTCTGTTGGTGTGGAAGCCGACAGAGAGCCGTCTAGCCTGACTCCGACCCCGATAGGGGTAGCCTAAGCCGCAAACTTGGGTTCTTCCACCGGGGTCAGCCTAGACGGTTTTTTTTCGTCTATCCGGCCAACCGCACTCCGAGCGAGATCAAGAGCCTGCATGGGCTGCGCGGAAGAAAACACCGGCCAATCCTCACCCTGATTGCAAGCCGACCAGCCTGTCTGCTAGGGACTGGTGTAGACGCTTGGGACAGCGGTGGTAGACCACCCAGGCATCGAAACAATAGCAGCCTCCGGGTACTCTGGTTCCAGCACTAGATGCTGAGAATGGGAGAGGTAGAGCAAAGAATGTTGCGCTCCACCCTGGGGGAACTATGTCTAAACAGATATAGAGCTATAGACAAGCACAGATCAATAGAAAAATATCATCACTCCTCGAGCAGTGAACGATCTATGCTACGCATTCCAAGGAGCAAACATGAGACACAACATCGTCAGCGTTAGTGGAGGGAAAGACTCCACTGCTTTACTTCTGCTTGCTATCGAGAGAGAGACGCCAAACCTCCAGGCAGTGTTCGCAGACACAGGTCACGAGCATCCACAGACCTACCAATACGTCCAGTACCTGAATGACCATGTCTTCCCGATCAGAACAGTCAGGGCTGACTTCAGTCAACAGATCGAAAGAAAGCGTGAATGGGTTGCGACAAAGTGGAGAGAGCAGGGGATCCCGGAAGATCGGGTTCTGCTGGCCCTAGAGACGCTGAAACCGACTGGAAACCCGTTCTTAGACTTGTGCATCTGGAAGGGTCGATTCCCAAGCACTAAGGCTAGGTTCTGCTCGGAAGAACTCAAGCGCAATCCGATCATTGAGCAGGTGCAGATGCCTCTGCTGGATCAGGGAGACGAGATCTACAGTTGGCAGGGTGTCAGGGCAGATGAGTCGCTTGCAAGGCGTGACCTTCCGGAACTGGATGAGGTCGGAGGTGGGCTGTGGAACTATCGTCCTATCCTGAAATGGACAGCACAGGACTGCTTTGCGATGCACAAGAAGCACAACATCCGGCACAACCCACTCTACGAGCAGGGCATGGGAAGGGTTGGGTGTATGCCTTGCATCCACGCCAGAAAGGATGAGCTGCTGGAGATCAGCAAAAGGTTTCCGCAAGAGATAGAGCGAGTGGCGCAGTGGGAGCGGATAGTCCAGTCTGCCAGCAAGCATGGAACGGCAACATTGCTGAATGCAGGGATCAAGGGACTATCGAACAAGGATGCGGAACGTGCCAGTAACATCCACCAGATGGTGGAGTGGTCGAAAACTAGCAGGGGGAGACATCAATACGATTTTCTGCGGATACAAGAAGGGCCAAGTTGCAGTTCAATTTATGGACTATGCGAATGAAACCAGAAGACGTTACACAAGAGTGTTGGGAATACTTCCTTCAGCACAGGAAGGTCAAGAAAGCCATCGTCACTCCCAGAGTGATCAGCATGATCAGGGCAGAAGCTCACCAAGCAGGATGGACGCTAGAGCAAGCACTGGATCACATGGTGCTGATGGGCTGGAGAGGCTTCAAGGCTGATTGGGTTGAGAGGAAGAAGGAAGACCTCTGGGATCAGCTAACAGGGCGCAATGTCATCGACCTAGAGGATGTGCGATGCAAAGCTATAGCGAACGGTTGATCGAGCGGTTTGGTCTGCTCTGGGGCAAGCAGAAGGTCTTAGCTCAGTTTGGATCGACTCCTGGGGAGATTGCTGCTGCTAAAGAAGCATGGGAGGATCAGCTTCGATCAACGCCACCAGAGGTGATTAAACGAGTCCTGGAGCATCTCAGGACAGATCCTCCAGATTGGCCACCGTCACTCGCGCAGTGGATCAAGCTCTGCAAGGAACACAACAGGCCAGAACACAAACCTGCGCTGCCACCACCAGCAAAAGAGATCACACCAGAAGGCCAGCGGATCATCGAGTCAGCAGTCAGGCAGACCAGGACGAGCGGGTTCGACTATCTAGCCTGGGCAAAGCATCCAAAGTCAGCACAGGCGATCTTCCTGCTGCACAGAGGCATCAAGCACGACACTAGGCTCAGAGACATCTGGGATCACCACATTGCCACAGACGGACGGGACTGCACCCCGGAAGCTAGGGGTCAACTGCTGGCTATAAAGGAAATCTATAGACCTGTCGCTGTCGATTAAAAAATATTTCAGCAAAACACAACACAAACAAGAAAGGCTGATGTAAAGTTTCACTCAGCAGCACACACAACAGGAGCAGAAATGAAGATCAAAGCATCAACCCTTGCAATCGCACTGCAAGCGATAAAGTGGGCGCAGAACCAGAAGGATTGCCCGGATCATCTTAAGTTTATTGCGACATTGGACGCGCAGGTCAACATCAAAGTAGTTCTGGATTCATTGCAGGTTGAGGTTGAGGATGAGCACGTGTGTTGAGTGTGGATCTTGGGATTCCAAGACGCTAGAAACCAGGAAAGACACTCGATACTGGTGGATCTGGAGAAGGAAGAAATGTCAGGACTGCGGAGCAACCTGGGCCACATACGAGGTTCCGGTTCAGTCACTGACAGCAGAAGCTGCAAACCCCGATGGAAAACTGGAGCGAAGATAATGGAAATTGAAACCAGGATTCAAGGCATCCCATGCATCGTCAAGCTGGTCAGCTATGAGCGAGTCAATGGATCTTTCTCTCGCAACGCTGCATCGGATCTGGACTACTACGGATGGAGCGATGCAACTTATCAAGTGTGTGACCGCAGAGGTAGGCCAGCACCGTGGTTGGAGCGTAAAGCTACCGACAAAGACTGGATGAACATCGACATTCAGATGGATCGCGTTAGGGAGTATCAGAATGACTAGGCAACAAATAAAACAAATGATGCACGAGTCAAAAGCAATCGAATGGTTTGATTCTGAAAACATGGACTGGCTGGAGTATGTAAATGTATTTGATAGGTTTGCCAGCCTTGTTGTTGCTGTCGAGCGTGAGGCGTGTGCGAAGGTGTGTGAGGCTGAAGCAGAGAAATGGGAAGGCAAAGACGGGCCGGTCTGTTTTGAAGCGCGGTTGTGCTCATATGCCATCCGCGCAAGGGGGAAGAAATGACACACGACGACATCATCCGAATGGCAGCAGAGGCTGGATTCATCATCGACCAGGAGTCCAGGCAATTCCAACCCAACTGCATCTCACACACTCATCATGTCATCGATGAGCAACTGACCCGGTTTGCAGAGCTTGTCGCTGAGTTTGTCAAGAAAGATCAGCGTACATCTATCGGCGCATTGCTGGGGGACTGATGCAGCCAGACAACGCACAGACAGACGCAAGCCTATTCTTTCGCACGATGGACACCTGTCCAATCAACAAGAAAGTTCAGCTACTCAACAAGGCCGGAATTGCAACAACAGGATGGTGGGACGGGAAAGAAAAGTGGTACATCGGTTGGTTTCCCATTCCCAAAATCCCTGACAACCTAAAGAAGGAGATCGTCGGTGACACCAGAACTTGATCAGGTCTACAAATCAATCCCAGAGCAACGGTTGATCGCAGCGGTTGTCGCAACCGCAATGCGTGATGCTTGCATCAAACCATTCAAACCATTCGGAGAAAAGCACTTCAAACTGACATTCGACTGCTTAACCGCTCACGATTTTCTGTGGACAGATGCGTTGGAAAGTTATCTGCACTACCTGGATATCGAGGTAAGTTACTTCCGAAAAGCACTTATCAAAGCAATGGACGATGACACGGAGAAAAAGATTGGATCATTCAACTCAGAAGACAGACGAGCATTCCGGTTCAACAAGAGGCTCTGGGATGCTCAACAACCCGGTGGACTGGTCGTCGCACTGGCTGACCCTGAATCAGATGACTGGAAATCTGTGGATCCAACTTTTGA